GCCGCCGTCCGCCAGCGGTCGTTGTCACGGCTCGTCATCTCGCGTGCCTGCCGTTTCTGGTGTCGCTCGAGCATCCGCGACATCTGCTCCATCGTCTGGCCGTCCGCGTTCCCGTGGATGTTCACGACCGTGCCGCCGAAGGTGACGTTGCCGCCGGTCCGGCCGGAGAGCTGCACCGGGATGCGCCGGCCGTCCGGGAGTGGCACGGCTGCCTCGGGCCCCGCCTCGCCGAAGATCGCCGGCCGGTCGCTGATCCCGCCCTTGGCGAAGCCGCCACCGAGCAGGCCGAGGATGCCGGACAGGATTCCGCCGAACATCCCGCCGCCACCACCACCAGCGCCGCCGCCGGCCAGCGCATCGCCGAAGCCGGCCAGGCCGGTGCCGAACGAGCCGAGCCCTTCGGTCGCGGTGCTCGTGGTCTGCCCGAACTTGGCGAGGGCCTGCTCGGCGCCGGCCAGCCGCGTCGTCCAGCCGTGCGCGTTCTCCGGGGCGTTCAGCGACCAGCCCTGCGGCCGCTCGAACCCGGTGAACGCAGCGGTCGCCGAGCGGACGTCGGTCGCCGCCATGAGTCGGTTCCAGGCGCCGCTCTCCGGCCCCTGCAACTCTCGCCAGGCCAGCTCGTGCTGTTTCATCGGGTCGCCGAGGAACCCCTCGATGCCCGCACGCCGATCCGGATGGTGCTGGTAGAGCCCGTGCGCCCGCCCACCGTCGCCGATCGCGTTCGGGTTGAACGAGGACTCGGCATGGATGTTGCCCATGATCCCGGCCACCTGGTGCGGCGCGAGTCCCTTCGAGGCCCAGAAGTTCCATGCCTGCGCCTCGGCGCCGGTCGCGTCGACGAGCGCTGCCGCTCCGCCCGGCCCGCTGCCGGAGCCGATGGCCGAGAACGCGTTGGCGACCGCCGGCGCGACATTGGAGTTCGCCGCCGCGCCGACGGACGCCGGCGCCCCCGCGATCACCGACGCCGCCGTGCTGGCGACGCCAGCGCCACCGGAGGCGCCCCCGCCCGATCCTCCGCCGCCCAACAGGCCACCCTTGGCAAAGAAGCCGGCGAAGGGTCCCTCGCCGATCAGCGCCGCGCGCAGCATCTCCTGGGCGAGTTTCAGGATCGCCTGCCGGGCGCTGTCGCCGCCTTCGATGATGCCCATGAAGACGTCCTCGATGGACCCCATGAGCGCCTTGGAAGCTTCCTCGCTGCGCTTCTGCGCGTCGATCAGATCCTCGTGCGCCGCACGCGCCCGCTCGACCTCGGCCGCGACGTCGCCGATACGCGTCGCCTCCGCCTGCAACGCCGACTGCTGCTCCGGCGACAGCTCATTCCAATCGCGCCGCAGCTGGTTCATGAACTGCATTTCAGCGTTGTACCGGGCGAGCGCCTCGCCGGAGAGACCCAGCGCGATCTGCTCCTGCCGGAGTTGATCGACCCGCTGTCCGGCGGCGTCCATGGCCTCGGCGAACGGGTCACGGGCGGGCTTGGCGACGGGATCGGGTTCGGCCGTGAGGTCGTAGAGCGGATTGCCACCCTCCTTGGGGCGGGGGGCGTCGAGCACCTCGTAAGGATCGACGGTCAACTCGCTCGGCCGCGCGGTCGGTACCGGGGCACCGCCGGGGAAGGCGAACATCGCGGGGTTGCGAGCAGGGTTGTAGGGCTCCCGCATCTGAGGAGTCGCGGCGATGACGCCGACTGCCGTCTCGGCTTCCTTGAGCTGGAGAGCAAGCTCGGCCGCCGCATCCGTCGCCGCGATGAGTTGCGCCGCATAGTCCCGGATCTCGTCCGTCGCCGAAGGTGCCATGGAAATGTTTTTCACACTCTCCCGGAACTGGTCGACCGTCGTCAGCCCCTGCTGGAAGGAGTCGATGGCGGCCTGGAACGGTCGGGCCTCCGGGAAGGCCATGAGAGCGTCAGGGTCGGTTGCCAGCCTCAACTGGTCGCGAGCCGCGGTCAGTTCGGCGTCGAAGCGGCGCTGGGTGTCCCGGGCTCCTTCGGACGCTCGATAGGCGAGGTCCCCGGCACCGGCCTCACGGACCAGCTTGAAGGCGGCCTCCGCTGCCTCTCCATACCGGTCGGTAATCTCGCGAATGAGACCTTCGTGCCGCTTCAGCGCCTCTTCCGCAGCCGCGGCTCCGTCCTCGGAGGACGAGAAGAAGTAAGCCGCGGCCGAGGCCGCCGCGCCGAGGCCGACGATCACGAGGTTGACAGGGTTGAGCATCGACATGAACGCGGCGCCGATGGTGCCGGCCGCCGCGCGCAGCCCACCGCCGTTCGCGCCGAGGATCTGCGAAATCTGCCCTGCCTGCTGGGCCGCGATCATGAACGGCGACTGCCCCGTCACGAGGCCGGTCGCGATGTCGTTCAACTGGAACGACAGTTGCCCGGCCGCATGCGTCGCGTTGGAGATCCCGCTCGCCATGAGCGCAGTCCCGGTGGCAACGCCACCGAACCGCTGCTGAATCGACGCCAGCGCGCGGGCGTGCTGCTCGGCAGAGATCGCGCCCTGCGCCAGTGCCCGATCGGCTGCGCGGGTCGACGTTTCCAGAAGCCGCTGCGCCCTATGCGCCGGATCGACCGACCGCAGCATCCGGTCGAAAGCGGACGCAGCAGACAGGACCGACCGTGACTGTTCCTCGGTCGCGGTCACCACGACCTCGGCACTGCCGGCGACGGCCTTCATCGACCGGTCGACGTCGGCCAGCGATTTCTGAATCCGATCCAGCCCATCCGCGCGGCCCTGGATCGTGATCCGACGGATGACGTCAGTCGTCACGGCCATCGGCTGCTCGCTCCCTCAGTTTCTTCAGGTAGGCGTCGTCGGTGGCGCGGATCACGGCGGCGAAGTCCCGGAACTCGTCGGGGTCGACGATCCCATGCCGCTCGGCCCATGCATTGATGGCCTGCCAGGTGATCGGCCCGGTATAGCCGGGCACAATGGTCCGGTCGTGTATCAGGTCCCGCCACGCGGCGAGGAACCACTCGTTCTCCGGCGCAAGTTCAGGCCGCCGGAGCAGCGCAGGAGGGGGAGGCAGACCAGCCCCCGCCCGCTCGGCCGCAAGGCTCAGGAGGAAGTCTTCCGCGTCCCCGAAGTCCGCTTCCCAGTCGAGGACGCCGGTAAGTTTCCCACGGCGTCACGCCGCTCCGCTTCCCCAAACTCCTTGACGAAGACGGATGCCCACAACACGGCCTCGCGGAAGGCCTCCAGCGACGGATCGGTGATGATCTCGCGGGCCTTGTCGCGGCTGTAGGGAATCGGGTTGCCGTCGTCGTCCTCCACGCCAGACCAGTCGACGAGGATAGCGCCGATGATGGACTCGTCCGATGCGGCGCGCTCGTCCGCGGGGTCAAGCCCGTGGATCCGACGTGAGCGGGGGATGCGGGCGGTCTCGGCCTGATAGATGCGCCGGGCCTCGATGTTCCCGGCCGGGCGCACCTTCAGCGCCAGACCCTCCAGGCCCTCGACCGGGATGTCATGCACCCACGCGCCGCCGGCGGCGATCTGCGGGTCCGTCTTCAGGCTCGACAGTTTCATCGGTGGTGGTCTCCTGGCGGGCCGCGAGGCCCTTGGCGATGAGCAGGGCGGCGTAGTCGTCGCCGATGTCGGCGACGTCGACGGTCTGGCCTGCGGTGAAACGACGGCGCCCGCCGGCCGGGTAGCCGTCGAACGTCTCGGTGATCAGGAGCCGGCCCATCACGCCACCGCCCGGGTGATCTTGATGGACGCTCCCTCGGTCGTGTCGAAGACCGCCCGGAACGGCAGCGTGAGGATGACATCCTCGTCCTTCGACCGGCGCTGCTTCTGGCCGTCGCCGATGATCACCTTCGGCAGCAGGATCGTGTACTTCTTGTTGGCGACCGTGCCGATCGTCATGGAGACCGACCCAGACGTGTGTGCCAGCATCGCATCGTAGAGCGTGTTGCCCTCGAAATAGGCCTCGATCTGTCCGGTCACATCCGCGTCGCCGACGCCGAACTCCTCGGTCGTCAGGCTGTCGATCACCGGCCGTTCGCGGAGGTTGTTGTTGATCTCCCAGGAGAGCGACCGCGCCTTGACTGTCTGCCCGAGGATCGTGAGCGAGGCGACACCGGCCGGCGCCGCCTGAACGGCCTCGGTGTTCGCAGCGGTGTAGGTCGAGCCGACCAGCGCCGCGGTGCCCGTGGTCTCGTTCTTCCCCCGAAGGCTCGCCTGTAGCGACACGATCTGCCGCGTCTTCAGGTCCATCGAGAAGCGGTCGACCATGCAACCGGTGAAGCGGCTGTAGCTGTCGGTCGCGCCGGTCTCCAGCGTCTCCTCGAAGGTGAAGTATTTCGGAGTGCCGCCGTTCTTCAGGACGTTGGTCGCCCAAGTAGACATGAGCGCGCCTTCCAGCAGGTCGTCCCACGCCCCATAGGCCAGCTCGCCCGCGATGTCGCCGGACACCGCGATGCCGGTCTGCACCTCGTCCGAGACGTTGCGGTCGGCCCGCAGCTCTTCGCTGGTGACCACCTGCTTCTGAGCTCGCATCGAGGATGAGACGGCCCGCAGGACCTTGAACGTGGGGTTCGCGGGCGTGGTGCCGAAAACCGTCTCGGCGACATAGGCGATGCGGGTCTGCGACCCTGAGGCGATGGGCATGGTGATCCCCTATCCGATGATGTCGAACTCGTAGGCAACGGCGATCGAGAGCACGTAGTAGGCGCCATTGTCGGTCTCGCCGTCCTCCGCCGGCGGCGAGGCCTGATACGTGCGGACCCCGCCGAACTCGGCGCCGCGGAACGCCGCCCGCAACTCGTCAACACGCTCCGGCCAGGCGCCGAGGCCGACCCCGGCCGGGATGGCGAGCGCGAGGCGGAAGCCACCTTCCTCGCGCCATGTGTTGGCGCCGGGCGCCCCGATGCTGATCTGCTCTTCCGTCGCCGCCGGGTATTCGACGGCGAGGAACGCGCTGTTGTCGTCGGGTACCAGCCGGCCGCTGTTCGGCGTGTAGATGGGCGTGTAGGTCCACACCGCGGCGAGGCGAGCCTCGACCGCGGCCATGACGGCCGTCGATGCCATGATCTCACCTCAGCCGAATGCGGATGGCAGGCTGGCGACGGTTCCAGTCGCCGCGGGCGGCCTCGCCGCGATTGCTTCCGCGGGGGACCCGCCTGGACCCTTGCTTCGTCCCGCCGGCCCACTGCTCGAGATGCGTTCCGCCGCCGAGTGGCGAGGCGAAGGAAAACCTGATGCTGGCCATCCGGCTGAACCGCTTGGACGCCACCTCGGCCACGACCTGGAACACCCCATTCGGCGCCATACTCGACCGGCCCTTCTCGATCTTTCGCGCGTAAGCGACCGTCGACAGGATCACGACCTCATCGAACTCAGCCGGGACCGCTTCCGTGTCGACTTCGACCCCGTCAACGTAGACCGCGATCGAATCTCGATACCGCCCCTTGCGGACCGGGGCCGCCTGCCGGAGCAGCGCGACAACCTGCGCCACGATGTTCGTCGAGATCTCGAAATCGTAGATGATCGTGCCCGGCACCCGGGCTGTGTCTTCCGAGGCGCCGGGACGGCCGTCCACTATGGTCGTGACAGGCGCTTCGCGCCCCAGCGCCACCCGGTTGCGCTCCGCGGCCGCGGCCTTCTCGACCCGGGCGAGCGTGACAAATGCCCGCTGTTGGGCGACCGGCGACAGGTCCGACGAGAACACCGCCGCGACGTCGCGACTGACCGGCTCGACTCGTACCTGCACCGCCATCACGCACCCGACACGCGAAGGATGTACGCGACGGTCTCTCCGCCGACCCGCATGGTCGCGCCGTCGACCGACATCACCGCCAGCGTCTTGCCGGCCCAGCGCAGCCGGTCGCCCATCTCTGGGGCCTCCAGCGCCGACGCCCCGACGTCCTCCGCCGACAGAACCACCTTGCGGCCACCCTGCTGGGTCCCGCCCGCCGTCTCATCCGGTGCGAACATCGTCACCCGCGCGCGGAGACCTGTGGCTTCAACCTCGGTCGGCTTCCCGAAATCGCGGACCAGTGCGACCTGTTCGCCGTGCGCGTCTAGCTGACGCGCGAGCATATCGCGCGCGCCGTCCGGGGTCACAGGCGCACCACCCGCCAGGGCGCGATGAGCTCGGCCTCCATCCTGGTGATGGCCGCCGCCGCCGTCCCCTGCACGTCGTAGTCGATCGAGCTCAACCCCTCGACGGCTTCCCGTCGGATGGTCGGGTCTCGCCGTGCGGCGCCATAGAGCGCGGCGACTCGGAGGATGAGCGCCTGCCGGATCGCGGCCGGCACTGCCGCGGCGGCGCCGAAGCCGGTGGCGATCGTGATTCTCACCGACCCCGGCTCCGTGAGGGCCGACGGGAACGAGCCCCCGTAGACGGGAAGGAGGGCCCCCAGCTTGACGCGGTACTGGGCCGGGTCCAGCGCGACTTCGGTACCATCGGGGCTGTCATATACGACCTCAGTCACCTCCTGGGTGCCGACGGGCAGCTCGATACGCCCTTCCGTCGAGAAGGAGTCGAGCGTCAGTAGCCATTCCTGCGTCACCATGGCCCGGCCGAGCACGCCGGTCGGCCCGTCGTAGTAGGACACCGCCGAGGAGATGAGCGCGGCGACGAGATCATCCTTCGTGGTGTCCGATGGCTTGATCTGCAACTGCGCCTTCACGTCGGCGAGTGCGATCGGTGGCTCGGCGGGCGGAGTGGCAACCGTGACGTGCATCAGGCGGCCGGAGTTTCTGCATCGACGGGACCCGCCGCCTTCGTCTCGGCCGGCGCCCTCGGCTTCGTCTCGGCCGGCGCGACCTTCTTGTTGTCCGGCGGCACGAGTTCGACCTTTTCGAGGGCACCGGACTCGATCGCCGCTTCCTCGAGCTCGGGAGGGCACTCCTCGCCGGCGGGGATGACGCGCGGCATGTACTCGCCGTTCGGCTGCCCGAACAGGCTCTTGATCAGCTTCGCCATGACGGTCTCCGTGAGAGGACCAGGCGGCGAACCGCGCCGCCTGGCATGCGATGGACACCTGGCTGGATCAGCTCGTGGCGATCTTGAGAAGCTTGATCGCCTGGCTGTCCTTCCTGATCCCGCCCACCCGCTTACGGATGTGGAACTTCACGTATCCGGGCGTGGTGATCTCGTCCCGCGTCATCCGCATTCCTGCGAGGTCGACGATCAGGTAGCCCGAGCGGAAGTCGCCGAAGGCGATCGGGAAGGCGTTCGCCGCCACGGCGGGCATGTCCTCGTCCTCCACCAGCGGATAGCCGAGGAAAGTCGACGGCTGGTTTGCGACCAGACCGGGCTGCCACAGGTAGTTGTTCTCGCCGTCCTTGTATTTCCGCAAGGCCGCGAGGACGAGCTTCGAGGTCAGCCACCGGGCGTTGCTACGGTACCGGGCGCGCAGCGAGTAGACGAGGTCGAGGAACACGTCCGGCGACGTCGGCAGCGTGCTGGCTGCGCCGGACGGCTTGTACTCCAGCGTGCCGAACGGACGCACTGCGTCGTCCTGCGCCGTCGGGGCCGTGCCGGCTAGGAAGCCGGTTGGCTTCTTCGTGCCATTTCCGGTGTGGAACGCGATGTTCTCGCCCTTCGCGATCGCCTCGACGGCGGAGTCGATCATCCACTTCTCGACATCGAAGAAGATGTCCTGCAGCGATTCCTCGGTCGCCCTCGGATAGGCGTAGGCCGTCCCGAAAGTCGGCGTCACCTCGACGAGTCCGGGGGTGTTGGTTTCGTTGCGGGCATCGGTTTCGCCAGCCCAGCCGAACGTCGCCCCGCCGGTGTCGACAAGTTCCTTGTACTCGGGCGTTCCGGCCGTGATCACCCGACAGATCGACCTCATGGGCGTCAGGTCGACACCGATCCGCATGATCTCCGACGCGATGACCTCCGGGACCGCGAAGCCGCCGGCCGCCCCGGTGAGGGTGTCGATGGACTTCTTCTCGGGCGGGAGGGCCTTTTCCTTGGACCTCACCTCCGTCTCCGCTTCGTAGGAGCGGGGGTTGCGGA